CTCACCATCTTGTTCTACACGATAAATAGACCGTGGATCTAAATGAGTAAGTTTAACAATCCCACGATTTGAATCTATTTTAATGGAATCAAAACGGTCACCATACTTACACATGTCTCTCACAATTGACCACGAACGGTAATTATTAAGACCTGTTACTTCTAACATTTCTGTTAGCTCATCTTGAATATATCGTGATTGACTATAAACACCAATTACTACATTGTTTTGATTTTTCTGTGTAGCTTCATTTGCATATACATCTAAAGCAGAAGCAATCAAATCACTATCCATCTTTTCATACAATGCATATCGTGATTGTCTTACATTTTCACGTTCCAAGTATCTATGATAATTTTGACCTTCGCTCTTATCAACGAAAACACCAGTTCCAATACCTTTATTGGCAATGATATTTGGTTCCCAAGCAGGAACTGTTGCAGAGGGTCTGTTGGTTGTAGCTAACGCTTGTTCGACAGACTTACGAGTATCAAATTCGTTTGGTTTATTTTTGCTAAATATCTTACTAATCGCGGTAAAAATATTTTTAACTTTACCTGATTCAGCCATTCTTAAATCCTTCTATTTATTTAATTTTGATTAAAATTTCCACTGCGATCCAATTTGTCCATATAGATAGTTTTGATGGCCTCTAATTAACTGCTGGTAGGATTCATCAAAAATATCACCAATAATATAACCAGATTCTGTTGGAATAACAGATCGTGAAATAGTTATCAAATTAATGTTTTCATCGGATTCAATACTGATATTATTAGTTCCTAAGAAATCAGATACAGACAACTGTTTCTCATATTCTTCGACAGGATGTTTTAAGTCTACTTCTTCTAATCCAGAACCATCGTATTTACCTTGCTTAATATCGTGGTAAAGTTTTAGTCTATGTGCTAGAGATGACTTGGAAATACCAAGTTTTTCTGAATAAAATGCTAAGTATTCTTCAGGATATTCAGAGGAATCTGTAATACTCTTCGAATCTACGGCAATACCAATAGTCTCTACAGGTCTATGTAAAATATTCTTAGGCGTTAATGGTATTAGAGCTAAAGCCAAAGCTAGTGCAAGGTCATCGTTACCTTTATTAGCTTCATACTTTTTAGTTCCATCATCATATAAGGTTTTAGCAGAAAAATTTTCTAACTGAATTTTCAGCCTTGGACTTTTTAGTTTGGACATACCAAAACAATTATTATAAAATAACACTAGTTTTTCAATTAAGGTTACTCTAGAATACCTATTAGTATTAAAGCCTGGTTTACTTTTACCTTCAGCATACCAAAAATTGTTGTATCCTTTGTTCTCAAGAAGATAAACTAACATATCCGAGTATGAGTTTTCTTCAATAACCAATTGAGCTGAATTATAATGTCTTGCAGTCTTTAAAAGGATATCTGCAAATACTTCTGTAGGCAATTTACCTACATATTCTGCTACTTGTTCTTGTGTGTCTTCATCTAATACAACAAATGCCGAGAAGTCTCGTGAACTAGGTTTATTAGCAGAGCAGTCCACACCTATTACATACCGTTTTGTAGAGTCAGCTACTTCCCAAATCCAAAAAGTATCTTCGTAAGTCAAACCACCATAAACTCTGTTTAAGATTTTATCACTGGGGATGAAAGCTTGCAATGCTTTTGGACTGAATAACGATGCAAGGTTAACGTCGAATCTACATTCGTATTCCTGAGCAAACTTATCAGTATTTCCATTGTCAGTTCTAATCTGATCTTCTTTAAACTTCGGATTCTTAGTGAATATAGGTGAAACAGTCCAAGGAAATTCCTTCCATTCCCAACCGTTAATACCTAATTTTGCCATTGTAAAGGTTTTATAAAACCAATTACTATCACTATTACCATTTGGTGATGACAAGGCAATCAATTTAGCGTCTGCTGCTGCAATTGTAGGTAATAAACCTTTTACTACTTCATCAGCTTTATCAATGAATGCTGCTTCGTCTAATATAAACAGAGTTGCAGAGAAGGAACGTGCTGCGTGAGGGTTTGAAGTGATTGCTTTGATCTTACATTTTGTTTCACTAAACTCTACTGTGTTCTTTGAGTATAATGTGCAAGAAGGTTTCATCCATTCTGGTAAAAACTCATATGCAGTTTTTAACTTTGTGATAAACTCTTCAGCAGCTTCTCTATTGTGAGCCACGATTAGAGTTCGTTTACCATTTGAAAATATTGAATACCATAAAACATAAAATACCATGATTGTAGAGACACCTAACTGACGTGACTTTACGCAAATAGTATATTTATTATTTCTTACACTGTTTAAAATTTCATTCTGATAGGTTGCGGTATCCATTGGGATGAGTCCAGAGGAACCGTGACCAATAATAAATCCGTAATTATTAGCAAAATATACTGGATCAGCAATACATTTTTCTTTTTCTTCCTCAACATATTTAAAAAGAGCTGCCTGAACTTGATCTATTGGCATTCCTTGATCTAATAGTGCCTGTCCAAGCCGTTCAATCTCAAAAAATTTATGGTTTGGATAATCTTCTGGTCTACTATGATATTTTTTCGATAATTTTTTCTGTTTTGTTGCCATTAGTTTAAGTTTTTAAGAATATTGTTCACTGAAGAAGTTGTTTCACCAGGTTCTAGCTCTACTTCCGCATCAACAATATCTGTCCTTTCTACCTCTACTGGAACTGACTGAGTTCCATTAACATTTAGTTTCGTGCCTCCTGCCGCCATTACAGCACCAATACCAACACCAGCCATAATATCTTGAATACTACTTGTTGCATCTGCTGAACGTTTCTTCATTGTTTGTTCACCAGATTTATATTGAATCATTGTTTTTATTAATTCAATTTTCTGTCTACGTGCTGATAGTTTAATTTCAGCAAATCGTGCTAAGCTGATAGCAAAACCTACCTCAGAGGATTCTACCATCCTGTCTCTAATAACAGTCATGTCAGAATCTAGCTCCCGAATATCTGAATCTAAGTCATCCATAGAAGCTTCTACTTTGTCTAAAATTGTATTATCAATCTTTTGAACATTTATAGAAGCACTGGAAACTTCTCGTTTGTTTATTTGATTAGTCATATACGTGTTTTACAACTATAAGTGTATAATTAATTGACTTAATTAAAAACCTCGCCAAAAGACGAGGTTTACGCGTTAGGATAGCATGCTGTTATATATAAATATAGTAACACCCACTTCTAGGGTTTACTATAATATAATTAGTCATCATTGTTATCGGAATTACTAAGTGAATGCACTTTATAGGTATTTAACCGAAGAGGACCGAAATTGGTTCTCAAGAACACTAAAGCTTCTTCAATGTCCTTATGTTTAAGTTTTGTTCTACTACGAAGTTCATATACTAAGTTATTGGAAATCTTTGATAGTCCTTCTTGGGAGTATAGCATGTCAGATAGTTCTGTATAGATCATTCGCTGATTATCAGAAATTTCACTATCTTCTTGTAAAAGAGACTCCAGAACTAAAAGTAAATCCTGTAAAATAATACTGGCATCAGAGCATTCGTCAGGTTCTTGACCTAAAGAACGTGATAGATCTTCGTAAGAAGAAGTCTTTAGTTTTTCACCGCCGTGGGCCATGGTAATAGTAGTAATACCATAGTTCAAAATCATTGTGAAGTACGTGTAAACACGAGCATAAATAGGATTTCCACGTTCATCAATTCCAACTTGTCGTTTTGGATCAAACTTATCCATAGCTTGAATCAACTTAATAACTGCGCCTTGGAATACTTCACCATAAGAAAGGCCGTGCTTGTGACGGCCATATTTAAAAATTACACCATCTATAATAGTGAATAAATAGGTTACGAAGTTATTTTGATTTTCAGCAGACTTATCTGCATTCCAAGTTTCCCAGAGATACCTACCTACAGGCTCCAAGAAATACATATTAGATTTCTTACCTCGTCGTTTCTTAGTTGGCAATTCTGGGGTTAATTCGGGATAATAGACTAAGGCTTTTTGAACAAAAGATTCTGGATAAGCATTAAGATCTGAGTTAATAGCCAAAATCTTTTTAATAGCAACCTTTTCAACAAAGGCTACTTCTTCTTTATTGTATGTGATTTCTCTGTAATCATGTTTCTTACCTAAGGACTCATGTAATGCGTCTAAATCATCACGTTCGTCTTCTATCATCTGTAAGTAAGCTAACTCATTATAATCAGTATCTTCTGCATCATAGTCATTATAGTTCTTCATTTATATTCCTCTATGTTATTGTATCGGACTATAAATATAAAAATATAAATAAAAAGAGCCCCTATGTTAATATAGGGCATTTAATTTGGCGCGTAGTGAGAGATTTGAACTCCCGGTAGACTTTCATCGACGGATTACAAAACCGTTCCAATTGACCACTATGGGAACTACGCAAGTAAAAATCGCTCCCTGCCTTTGTCAGGGTTTGCGCTCATGTTTGCGCTCATGTTTGGTCATTATCTTGTTTATCAAGATTGATACCAAAACGAGCTGCTATCAATTTAATTACATCTTTCAACATTGTAATACTATAACCACCAAGTACTAAATAAAATAAATAATCATTTACTTGACTAATATAGGTTAAAGTGTCAAAAATCTTCCATGGATTTACTGCAATACACCAATTTAATGTAATAAATGCTATAAACGCGGCGGTACTTATTACTCTTCCATAAGATGCATCAGTATTAGTACTATATACTTTTTTCCACCAATGTAACATAAAATACCTAAACCTTACCAAAACTTATTTAGAACTCTTCGATATCGGTATATCTTCATGGAAAAGCTATAGGTGTTTCTTTAAAGATTTTTGGAATCTTTTAAAGAAGACCCCACACCCTAATGAGAACTGAATTGTCTAACCCAAACTTTAATAGATTTTTTCACATAAAAACGTAGTTTAATCAAATTTAATAACTGAATAATTCTAAAGTTACGTAAAAACCAAACCCTGTTCATTACTTTAACAATATCTTTTGTAGACGTTGGATCAGCTTTTGCAAAATTACTTACCCAAGAAACTTCTGGGGACACAACAATTGGTAATTCTGACATTACCATGTCCGCTGATACAATATTAAAAGTTTCAGTAAAAGATACTTGCATACCCATATCCATATCTTTTATAAATTCTAAAAAATCATCATGAGATAACCATTCATGTGTTACTAAATGATGACGATAGGAATTTTTAAATAATCCTCTAAGATTATTTAAAGCTGGTTCACTTTTATTTTCTATTCTGGTTCCATTAATATGGAAATAAAGAGTCAACTGGTTTTTATCTGCAAATTCTATAGCTGCTATAGCTTGTGTTAAGTGATTTTTCAAATGTCTAACAGCACCAAAACACATTATATGAATTTCATTCTCTCTATCTCTGAATCTTACATAAGGTTCATAAAATTCCATAGGATAACAATTAGGCAGATATAAAACTTTTTTGTCTATTTTTGATTCATCCCAATAAGGGTGGGCAGATTTAACAATAGTTTTGATATCATGGTAACTGCGCTTTGAATTACCAGAAACAGAAACATTATCGTAACCTACGTATCGTGAAATCCAATCCATAGCCATACCTTCAGTTGCTAAGAAAGGCATTTCACTATGATTTCTAATAATCCACTGTACTTTAGGATGAAGTTTATGAAGAATCTCAAATTTTTCTGGGACTACCCAAAAGGCTTCTATAACTACATGAGTAGGTTTATACTCTGTCACTAGTCTATCAATACAATTATTATCAATAGCATGAACAACTTTTACAGAAAAACCTTTTTTTCTCAAAGCATCTGCAACAAAGTTAGCACTATTTACTAACCCAGATGACAATCCAGTTCTACAACTATATGTAGAGTTACCATAAGAGTCTTCTCTAAATTTTAAAATAAATAAAATTTTTGCCATTTCCATTTCAGCCTCATATTAATGCTGTAGCGGGTTAAGAAATTTGAATTCTTATCGTAAGTTTGGTAGACTTTCATGCTAACTGTTGAACATCACACTCGCATAAACTTAAACTTCCTTTAAAAACTCTCTTACTTCATCAGCATAACTTCTAACAATTTTTTGAATGATTAATGTTTGACCTTCATGAGAACAGCTATTAAAGAAATGTTTAAACTCTTCTAATTCCTGATCCATACTTTTGGGAACTGCATAAATAGTTTTACCAAATTTATCAGTTGTTTTTACTGTGTCAATATAATCATTAGGATGGGTATAATCTTCAGTAGTCATAAAAGTCTCTAAAACTAATTCAGGCGGAAAACAAGAGGATCGAACTCTCATGCCCTTTCAGGTATCTTGTTTAGTAAACAAGTGCAACAAACCAGTATTTGCCTGTTTTCCATAAATGACGGGCCGTTTAATCCCGTCTCTCCTTGTCGGTCATGACTCCGACTCATCTTGTAATTTCAAGAATGCTTAATCTATGTAAGAACGTATAACACAAATCAATTATCTAGTTAGCTAGCATTTTCAATAATTGAAAACGAACTTGATTACAGCGGTTCAAACAGGAAGATCGAGGAAACCTATAATTTAATTATAGTAGTTTCAGCCCTTTTATACGAAAAATGTCACCAAAGTTGTTCATCAGAGCTAAAGCAGTTACTCGGTTATCTAAATCAGGTTCACTCCATTCTGTATAAAAATCAAACCTACAACTATCATAGCGTTGAAGAATCTGTTTAAGACTCTGAGAACCTTCCGGTGTTAATAATATAATCGTACCATTAGTCCAAGGCGCTAATGGATGCTCTTTCTGAAATTGAGCAACAGCATGAGCTGACTGAACTGCTTTCTGTGACTCAGATAAAGTCTCATCACAAATAATATAAAGCTTCTTTGCACCTGGATTGTTAAAATACTCTTTCCAAGTATCAATACGCTCACGTAATTTATCACTCAAATCACGTAATCTATGTTCATATGCCTTACTGGCATTTTTTGATATAACTTCAATTGGACCTTTGTGAGTCCTATACTTGCTACGTAATTCTGACATAGCTATATGAAGTGCTCTATACTGAACCGTATTAGTTCCAGCGTAGGTTTTAAGTAACAGTTTAGCCTTTTTCCAAGCTTCTTTTTGTTCAGCAGTGAAATTAGGACGAGTTTTAATAGTAGTTTCGATAGCCATTTGATGGTCTCCTTGAAAAATTGGCACTTTATAAAGGTGTAACTCTTCACAAGATCAAGGCGATCTACTTACAACCTAAAGATGATTAAAGCTCATAAACATGATGTTACTCCTAATATATAATTCTGGTGTTTCTGACAGGAATTGAACCCGTATAAACTATTTTAGAGATAGCTGCTCTACCGTTGAGCTACAGAAACATTTTATAGATGATAAAACCAGGGAGGTTAGCCTCGCCAATACCTGCGGTTTTATATTCCGCTATTCTATATAGAAAGAGCTATATTAATTGGCGGCAGGTGTCCGATTCGAACGGACGAAACGCTTTCACGTTTGGATGTTTTCAAGACATCTGGGTTGTAACCACTTCCCTAACCTGCCTATAGTTCTTCTTTACCGTAATGTTGTAACACATGACAATTAGAACAAATCAATTGTAAGTTATCCAAATCATTTGTGCCAATGTTACAGGTTTCTACTATATAATAAACAACTAAGTTTTTAGTTGATTATCATACTTCCTCAACTCTAAATTGATTTTTAGCTGGAACCCAACCACCGCGTTTATGCCTATATTCAATAAAATTATCAATCCAATCATGTGCCTCTAAAGAGGTTTCAAATTCCCAGTACTCCATAGTTGGAGGAATTGGATCAAATATTGGCATTCCCAACAAATCATATTGCCAACCTAAGACTTTAGGTAGATAACATTCGCCAAATGGTTGTCCTAAGTTAGTCCAAATTCTATACATATAATCCTCAAAATGGTTGGGAAGCTAGGAGTTGAACCTAGGCTAAGACTTTCAAAGAGTCCGGTGCTACCGTAACACTTCTTCCCAATAATATTAATCTACTTGCTCATAAGTAGCTGTAAAGATATCTGGTTTACAAGGATAAATCTCACCAAAAGCACCTTTAATAATCCAATCATTCCAAGAAACCAAAAGATTACCTTCCAGCGTTCCAATAGAAAGAGTTCCATCCCTAGTCCCAGCTTCTGTAGGAAATAAGGAACCTTCTGTTCCTCGTTCTAATTGCCAAGCTTGATTTAACCAAGAAGGCCAATCCGTATTACTTGCTCTACGTTCTTTAGTCATTTGAAATGCTTCAATGACCACTGGTTTCTTTCGAAATTTCATATCGTCCTCTACATTATATCGGACTGAATAAAAATTTCTAAACCTCTTTCAACATCTGTGGGCCTTTTACGATTCCACGATCTTGGAAGAATGAAATATACTTTTTAGTTTCTTCTGGGGCATTTTTAAGACCTTTTCTGATAACATTTCCACGACCCCAATTATATGCTGCCAAAGCTTCAGAATAGTTTCCAAATGTATCAAGTAAAGATTTTAATGTTTTAGCTGCCCACTCTGCTGCTTCTAGTGGATTAAATGGATCTCCATTAAATCCACTAATATGTGCTGGCATAATCTGAAATAAACCCTTCGCCCCTCGCTGGGATTTAGCATGAGGATTTCCCTTTGACTCAATTTCAATCATATGCTTGAGAATACCTGGAGCTAATCCATATGCCTTCTCTAATGAATTCAATCCTAATTTAGCATACCAAACATCAGGTGATTCCTGCTGTTTGTGCGTAATTGCAGGAGGCATTGTTGTAGTTTGGTGAATCTGTTCTTGAATAATATATTGTGATTTAATAAATTCTTCTAGTTTTAATGACATATAAATCTCTACTATTTAGTTCTGATGCGAGAATTGGGAGTGGAACCCACACATCACAAGGATATCACTTTCTAAGAATGAAACGTCGAGCTAGGTCTGCCATTCTCGCATGGGTGCTGATTACAGGAATCGAACCTGGTTACTTTCACGCCAGATTTACAGTCTGGTACCAAGTCCAGTAGAGAGCAGAATCAGCAAATAAAAAGGCCCTAAACTAATAGGGCCTAGTATAGGATATTTAGTTCGCTTAACTGATAGGAGTCTTGTCAATATAACCAGAAGTTTGTTGCCAAGAAATTTCCCGATTTAACTCTACTTGAGTAGGAGTCAGTGGAGTAAAAATATCAGCTGGAACTTCATATTGAAGTTTAAGGGGATCTTCTTTATCTAGTAGATAGGTTTGTGACATGGTTAGAATACCTCTATAATTTAGTTAAACTTAATTTACTTAATTATTCAAGTAAAATAAGATTTTATTTTTTGGTGGATCTTGTCGGTAACGATCCGACCTGTATTCTCCTTGCAAAAGAGACAACCACCCCGTGCAGTTCCAAGACCCAAAATTATTTGTGTTTTATGTATCTACTACTGTCAGTAAGAAAATGTATCTCTTCATGACAGGTAGGCACAAAATTTGAAGATTTTCAATACTATTGTTTGTTCTGTCTTTATCTATACGATAAACAATTAACAATTCCGGTAACTTATCATATCCGCAATTATTACAGTTATTTGTATTATTTCTTTTTCTATTTCTCTGTAACTATAATCTCCACTTTTAAAATCTATTCTAACTAATAAATTTCGTTCAGTTTGTTTAGCTAAATCACAACATTTATGAGAACAAAAATGTAGTCCAGATTTTTTAGAATCAAATAATTTACTAATATAATAAGATTTTCCACATAATGAACAAACACAATTATGTGGCTTGTCTTATTTTGTAAACAGCTTATTATATAACAATATGTGCAAGATTTACAACAAAACTTAGCTCTCACTCTATTAAGTTATTTATTTTCAGCTTCAATATATCTTGCAATATAAACATTTTACAATAGTTTTTGATATATTGGCAGATATCCTTTGTATTTATTTACAAAGAAGACAGACCATCCACTAAATAAAAGTTTACAGTCAAATACACAAACTTCTACAAAAGTCTACCAAGATTAACCTGGTTAATTGGTCGGAGTAGGAGAGATCGAATCTCCGGCTTCCTGTATCCAAAACAGGCTGTCTACCACTGACTTACACTCCGTATTTTAACATATTATCACATATGTTGGGGAAGAACCTAACGCTTCAAATGTGAAGGTTACAGGTTGCCCAAAGTAGGATTGAACTACTAACCTCACGATTATCGGTCGTGCGCTCTACCAGTTGAGCTATTAGGCAATATGGTGGGCTAGATTAGTATCGTCTAACCTCTCGGGATTTTCAGTCCACGCGCTAATACATCTCAGCTACTAACCCATAAAATAAACCATTATTTGATTTTCAAACAACAAAAAACCCGCTTTTTTTTGGCGGGTTCTTGTGAAAGGAGCAAAGATGAAGCTTTATGAACAAGAACCCGCTCTAGTATGAATGGAGAAAATTGCTGGGCTAAATTGGGCATAAAAACTACGACCAACGTTGTCGTTAGTTGCAAGTAGTGATGTCTGTCCAACTTGAAAGTTCATACAATTAATTCCTATTTGTATACTGGTGGATAGGAAGAAAACTTAAGATATTTATTTTTTGGTGCGCCCGGAGGATCTCGAAACCTCAACCCTTTCGTTAAAAGCGAAATGCTCTTCCTTTGAGCTACGGGCACAGAATAATGACAGAGATAACCTTGAAGTATTATGTCCAAACTGCCATTCATTAATAGATACTTGAAGAGGTAAAACCAAGGAAATTCAAAACAAGGAAAATACCATACCATACCAGATGATACTTTAATTGAGGCACTAAAAGCAACTGAAACAGTAGGACAAGTAGGTATTGTAGTAAGATTATCTCCCAAAGGTAATAACTATGTTAGAGCAAAGAGATACATGTAAACGTTACTAATTTGGCTGAGGATATTGGAATCGAACCAATCAGGTCAAAGACGAAAGCTTAACAGGCTTTTGTACCACCACTGTACTAATCCTCAAAACATTAACAATAAAAAGGGCATCTTTTTGAAGGATGCCCAGGGAGAAGAGGAAAATGAAAAGACTCTAGGGCAAAATGAATTTGCTGCGTTTATGGTGACTATTATTAATTGAAAGGAAAGGAAACATAATGTTATAACGCCCTAGATATATTTAATTCTATTAATCAGCAAGTGAACGAGGGTCAATTTCTCGGCGAGACTTATTATTTTTTGGAGTCATTCTCCTCCAAGCACCGTTTGGCATTACTAAATACTCAGTATCATTTAGAGTTTTCTTCTGTCGTGGCTGGTTAAGATGTTTATAGAAAAGCTTATTAGCCATCTGAGGATTAAATTTAGCAATTTGTTTAATAAGTTCCATTGGGTCCATATCAGATAAATTACGTTTTAGAAGCTCTTGCTCTTCAAC